ATTAACACTAGGGATACATAACACTCTCTTTCGAAAGTGTGTATTAAAGCATACTACTCATCGGCTACTGCCATTTGATTGTTCGGCAGTATGCTTTAATACGCTACCTTTTTACACATTCTAGTTATCGCCTAGAACTTACCATCCGGTAGGCCGCCCACATTAAGCCCATGTTTTACGTGCAGGCAGGGTCGCGTTCCCTATAACACGTTTGAGATTAGTCTTGCTCTACGAGCTCAACTTCTCTCTTGTAAAGTGCTGTGTGATAAGCACGAGCACGATTAAACTTTTCTTCGATGAGTTTTTCAAAAGCATCGTCGTCCAGTTCATGCTCACTTAGCACTTTGGCACTTTTCTGTTTTCTAAAATCTTCAAAATTCATTTTCATTTCCAAATCTTACAAAACAAAAAACCCTGGGTTTTTAGTCCAGGGTTCTTAAAAGTTATTGTGTATGTTACTGTTAACTTACACGATCCTCCAAGAACCCTACGATAATCTCAGGTGTACGATCATTACCTAGACCTAGCCCGACATTACTAAACTGTGACCAATAGGCGGACATACATGCCGGCGCTTTGGCTTGTTTAGATATCGTTTGTCTATGTAAACTAATCGTTTGCATTTTGTTTCTCTTTTTCTTACCTTCTTAAAAGTTGTAGCGGAATTGCTACTGTCTTTGTATTGTAATGCCTTTCAACATCTTTGTCAACATCTTTTTGTCTTTTTTGGACAACCTAATGTTTTGTGGAAAGTGATTGCTTTACAATATTTGTATTATATGAGTATTTATAAAACTTGTCAATACCTATGTTGAAATGTGGCGATTTTGCAACATTTTGAAAACCGCCACACTTTTGTATTAACCGTTTAGTACTTTTGCTAGACTATTGATCACTGCGGCAATACGTCCGATGTCACGAAGTTGTTCTACGGTGTAGCCTTCCTTCTTCAATGTTTCGTAGTGCGCCTTAACACAGAAATGACACTTGCCAACAATACTTGCGGCAAGACTGTATGCTTCAAAGCGAGCCTTGGTAGTTCCGCCATGGCTTGCGATAGCGTTCATGCGTAACTGTGCTGGCAAGCCCTTTAGTTGCTCATCGTCTGCCATCTCAACATATGGATACCAAACGTTGTTCTGTGCCATAATTGAACCAGCGGTCATCGCGGCATCACGTTCTTTTTCGTCTGTGATGTTGCTCATGATGAAACTAATCAATTTTCCATTGCCGGTGCTCATAGCCGCGGCCAATGCACAACCTTCTGCTTCTACAACATCTGATAGTGTACTACGCTTGATTACTGCATCCAGATTTAGTTTTGTGTCCTTGGCGTATTCTGGTAAACCTTCTTTTAATTGATCAACCCATTGTGTCATAGTGTGTCTCCTTTAGTTGCTTTGGCTATGCTTTTATAGCCTTTGTAAGTTGGGTGTACGTGATCCGGGCTAGTTTCGTGCTTTCTAGCATCTATTACAAAGTCCTTGTATTTTTCTGCTACTGCAAGAACTGCCCGTCTCTTATCGTCCTTGATATTAGGTACAATCCAATAAACACGAGTGGCGTCTACTAGTTGTCTTAGACTGTCTAGTTCCTCCACTGTGTTTATTTTTGCTGTATCGTTTGACCCTAGACTAATGATTACATTTTTTGCCTGTGTAGTGCCCTGAGTGTGTAACACATGACGATTAACATAGTCATAACTGTTAATGCCACTCTTAGCACGAGTAACACATTCTGTACGAACTTGTCCTACTCCTACTGCTAGGCTATCGCCTAGGATTAAACAATCAAGCATAATTGATCCTATCAAAGAGTTTCGCCGCCTACTGTACGGTTACAAGCGCACAACTCACCAGTTTGTAGCGCATCAAGAATACGTAAAGTTTCTTCTGGGCTACGACCAACGTTCAAGTTGTTGACAGTAACGTGCTGGATAACGTTCTCTGGGTCAACAATAAATGTAGCACGTAGAGCCGCACCTGCTGGAGCATAAAATACACCCAACTGCTCAATCAATGACAACTCGCCACGCTGTGTGTCTGCAAATTGTGTATGTGTAATTTTCTGTAAGTCTGGGTGTGCTTTTTGCCATGCGATTTTACAAAACTCGTTATCTGTGCTACCTGTTAGCAATACTGCGTCACGGTCAGCAAAGTCACCTGCTAGTTTATCGTAGGCTACAATCTCTGTAGGGCAAACGAATGTGAAGTCCTTTGGGTAGTAAACGATTACTTTCCACTTGCCAGCAAAACTTTCATCTGTAATGTCAAAGAAAGCATCTTCTGGTTGTCCTGGCTTAACACCAGTAATTGCGAATTTTTCTAATTTATGTCCAACTGTTTTCATTTGTTTCTCCTTGTGTGTGTTTGAAAACTATAACAACTCTTCGTTGTATGTGTATATTATATATCCTATTAAAATGCAAAATCAATAGGTTTTTCCAATAATTATTTTAATAACGCTTATAGGTTTTTTCAATAACAAAAGGGCCCGAAGGCCCTTTATTAATTTTGGTTTGATTAGAAACCGTACTTGTAACCAACACTTACTACGTTACTGTTGATATCACCTTCCTGGCGATCAAATCCAAGAAAGGCTGTACCATTTTTAGTAACACCGTAGTCAGCACCAATTCTCCAAGTGCGTGTCATGTAGTTGTCGCCACTGGAGAAACCAGTACGATAACGATAACCAGCTCTTAGACCAAAACGATCATTAACTGCAATCTTAACACCTGGTTCAACAGAGTAGTAATCGAAACGATTACCAACTTGCCATTTCTCACCGACTGCACCGCGAACATATCCGCTTAGTTTGTCTGTAATACCAACTGTTGGAGTAACACCAACTTCTAGTTTACTAGAGTTTGCACCGTTACCATTTGTGTACATGTTTTCACCTTTTAGGTCAACACCAACATTTGATGCGGCTTGTGTACCGATAGTAAACTCATAACCTTGTTGGTTGGCTCCTGTGCCACGTGGATCTTCGAATTTATATTCCAATCCAACTACGTTACCTGCCGCAGAAGCGACACCGGCAACAGCGGCAAACAGAGTTGCAATAACAAATTTTTTCATTTTAAATTTTCCTTATGTGTAAACCGTACGGCAAATTTACATACCTTCCGTACGGCAATTAAAAGCGATTATACTAAATCACTTTGTATAGTATATATAAGTGTAAATCAGTAGTCAATATATTTTAGTGCCAAATCAACTATATTCAAACGGTGTACTTGGGTGTCCATAGTCGACATGTAAATTGGATCCTTTAGTGTCATCGTATTGTGTGTAGTACGACTCGTTTGGTTTAACTTCTCTCCAATCATCATACTTGAGTTGGGCGAACGTTACTTGTTTCCTATCCAAAAGATCACAAATAATAAATGTACTAGTACATCTACCTTGAATGTATTTCATAGGACCGTGCTTGTATTCGTTAGCCAACAATGCTTTGTGCATTTCGCTATGAGGTCTAAACATAATTCTAGTAATACCTAACTTTTGGTTACGTAGTCTAAATTTATCTATTAACGTGAGTTCGGAGATTTGAGCATTGTTTTCATCGTCGACACGTAATAGTACGTTCTTGACTTTAATGCTACCTTTTGTATGACTGTTGTCTGGTGTTTCCTTGGTGCTCCAAGCAACTGTACAGTCTACGTGATTGACATATAATGTCTCCCCATGAAATTTTAAGACCCACATAGGTATGGTCTGATCTTCTAAGTGTTTTTTGTTAAAATGGAACACTAGGTCCTTACAAGCATATTCAATCTATTTCATTTTCGTTTCCTTTAGTTAAAGGGGGACTTTCACCCCCCGTGTTTTTATTTACGCAAATATTTCTAATGCAGTACCGCATTCTGAACAGAACTTAGCGTGAGCTTTATTCTGCTTGCCGCAAGTTACGCATTTTGGTTTGGCTTTAACTGTCACTGCCTTTTCAACAGGTTTGTTATCTCCCAAGTCGCCTACTAGTCTCAGCACAATATTGTGTACTGTAGATTCTAGTGCGCCAACTGTGACATGTTGGAATGACTGAGTGGACTTGCTACCTGGAACAGTAATGCCGGTTTCATTTTTAAAACTTGCGGCACTTGCTGTTACATTCATACTGTTAAGACTGGCATTGGTAGAGTAAGTAGCACCCATCGGGCTTGCCCAATCTCCTGTACTACCACTAATACCCCTAGTAAGAGTAGTTGAGCTCCAAGTAGGAATGTTTAGAATAGGGCGTGGAATTTCAAATTGATATTCAACACGGATTAACCCGTCTTCTAGTTTGATACCACGTGGACCATCTTCAATTGCACTTGTGCGTTCGATAAACTTAAACTTGTTACCTTCGGAGAGATTGCCGTTTTTAATCCAACGCTCTAAGTCGACAGTCCGACCCGGGTCAATGACCAATCCGCCAGGGACGACATTCTCTCCGTCGATAAACACATTTACGACAGCACGAGTTGTATTAAGATTTTTGAGTAAGATACTATATTCGCTAGCGAACGGAATATAGACTGTGTCCTTGAATTCACGGAGCACTTTGCCTTTTGATTTGATAGAGGCTACTAGTTTTTGATTATACATCATGGTTCTTCCTTTTTACGGCGTACACTCTAAACGCCTAGTTATTAAAGAGTGTTAGTGTAGGACCACCCTACAAATTTATTTATATCGGCACTTCGATCAGTTGAAAAATTCTCCAATCTCTGCGATCAGCCACTTTTTTCTTCTTGTTCTCTTCCTGAACATACTTCAAGAAGCTCTGTGCCTGTTCCATAGTACCGTAGAAGATGTCATTACCGTAAGCATAAGTTCCTACCGAGCCGGTTTCGCCTTCCCAGTAATGTCCTACTGCGTAGTTAAACTGTTTTGCTTGTTTCTTCTTTGCCATGATTGTCTTTCATATATGGCGGAATCTTTTCAGATTCTTCTTGTGTCATAAACCGTTGTGGTTCATGTGCCCAATGTGGCATCCATGACCAACCCCACGACTTCCAATATTTGGCAACTAAGTTATTAGCGATAAGAATACCGCCTAGGATTATCAAGAATCCTAAAACTGTTAAAACTGATCCGGCTAAAAATACTGCCGCCTGATCCATATCCATACTACTTCTCTTTCTTAAAAATGGTGCGCTAGACAGGAATCGAACCTGCTATCGGGAGTTTAGAAGTCCCTGCCTATCCATTGAGCTTCAAGCGCATTATCGTTCCCAAATTGTAGTCATGTTGAGCCAACGTGCTACGGGTTTAACTACCAGCGGAATCATTAAGCAAAGAATCCAAACCATTTGGATGTATTCTGCTTCTGTAAATTTGTAGGCAATGTTAGCAAAGCCAACTACTAGATAAATGGCGGACAGCCAAAAGAGGTAATGTCCGCCACTGCGTTGCCAAAGTAAACGTTTTAACATATTACTTACCGTTGGTAGTAACAGTAGGAGTTACAACACCGTTGATAACCAAAGTTTGACCTTTGAAGTTGGCAATAGCATCGGGCAACTTACGCATGGCTTCTGCTTCTGCCTCCGCCTTCAACAATGGAATTGCCATCGGATTGGCCTGCATCGATTCGTTACGTTTCTTAGCAGTAGCAACTTTGACTTCTTCGGTCTTGTACTCGTTCTTGGCTTTGACCAATTCGTTGGCGCTGGCTACAACAGAGTCTGCAGGCACAATGTTACGAATAAGAACTTGTCCAATTACAATAGTACCATCCAACTTTTCTTCAGCCAGTGTACGAGTAACTTGTTCTTTGATTTCAGTTTCCATTGCTTGACGTGCATCACCCATTTCCAATGCTTCATACTTACGTGCGGCTTTGTAGATAGCATTACGTGAAGCATTAAAGATGTAATTATACATCAAGTAAACATCGCCATTATGACTAGCGTGGAATGATTTATTTTTTGTATTATAAATCTCGGCCACTTGTGCTTGATTGATATTATAAGTAACCAACGCATCAAAGTCCTTCATTGTGCTATTATCTTTAGCCAATGGAGTCATGTCTTCAACTTTGACACTAATTTCCTTAGTTGGGAATGTAAGTACATCGCCGATAATAGTTTGGTTAAACGAACCAGGAAGCAATTCCTCATTCTTGACCTGCTTGTCAAAACCGACACGGAGACCAACTTCACCAGTTTCGATACGAGTACAACCCGTTGCCAAAACTGCGGCGGCAAGAATAGAGAGAGTTAAAATACGCTTCATTGTTTTTCCTTAAAATAAAATTACGATTGCTGTCATCACCATTAGTGCTAACAGTGAAACAATTATACTATAGGCCAATGACTTTGTCAATGACCAACGCTCCTTGCCCTCCATTTTCCTCCAGGTAGTAATACCTAAATGGATCAGGACGGCAAGGATTGCAAAGACTAGCCAAAGTCTAATCATTGTGTTACCTTAAGAGCGGCATCGACTGCGGCCTTAACAGCGGCATCCAACTGCTCTTGTGTGTAGGCTTCATCCTGGACAGGTGCTTTGAAAGCATCGTCTGGATGTACGCCCAATTCACCAATAACTTCGTAGCGGCAAGCACGACCCTTAGACGCATTGTAGTCAGTAGGAATGCTTACAACATCACGTGGATTGATCTTAAGGATCACTGTACGTTCACCACCAAAGTGGTCCAAGTACTCACGTGAGCAGAAGTGCAGACCAGAACTACAAGTGTTTTCGGCCTTGTCGTCAACTTGGTTGCGCTCCATTTCAACAATCTGTCCAACAGAGTTATCCATTGTACCACTGTGGCAATCCTTATAGTCCTTACGAACTTTCTTGTATGCCAAGAAGTGACCGTCATTGGTAATTGGCAAATTACCCTTTTCCAAAAACTTGTACAGTTCTGTAACAGCACGATGACTTGGGTTGCTCATCAAGTTCTCCATAAACTGAACCATAGGCTCAATTGGGAAACCATCTTGGTACATAGAAATAATTCTATCTGCCAATGTGTTGTGGAACTCTTGTCCCTTCCAGTAGAACTTGTCTCCTTGGATAGCGATGTTACCAGCACCATATTCGAGCACAATTTTCTTTGGCTCAATTACTTCCTGTACTGTGTCCCAGTCACCTGTCTTAATTGCTTCTTTGACTTTCTCATAGGCAATATGAGTAGAAGTAATTGTATGTGGATTGTTGTTAATTACAACAACAATATTTTTGCCTTGAATCAAATATGGAAACATTTTAAACACCTTTCTGTGTGTCAATCAAATTAACGTACTCAGCAACTTCATGATTTGGCGCACTACGCAAGTATGCCAACAACGGATAACGCTTACTAATGGTTGCACATTCATCAGTAAACTTCTGCACTTGAGCTTCTGGACTAAAGGTTACACCAGGAGCATAACGATTGCACAAACGCTTCAAACTTTGTTCACTGTACTTAATCTTTTCATAGCCCTTGAACTGTTTTACCAATTCAACATACGGACTATTTTTGTTAGTAACATTAAACATGATGCTTTCATTATACTGCAACAGGTTGAAATTGTCAACAGCCTGCAATACCAAACTCATAACAAGTTTATTATCAATTGGCTTGCTCAAAACACTAACAATGTGCTCTTCAATGTTGACCCAATTCTTTTGAGTCTTAATAAACTCAATGTCGCCTTTACGCACACCGTAGATTGTAGTCTTCAAACCAGTTAAACCACAGTCTTTCAAATCGTTGTAAAACTCTTTGACGTTGCTCATACCATACTTACTTTGAACTTCAAAACCGCTCAAAGGCAAGTAGTAGTAAGTAGTAGCATCATCAAAACTGTCAGCCTTACCAGCATCACGCCAAACCATTTCGCGTTCACGATAGTAGCCACCTGTGCCACGTTCTTGCAAACACAAGATTGTAACGTTCTTTGCCAAACCAACTTGACGTTCTTTCTTCGACAACGAACTGGCTTTTACAATACGATCCTCTGGAGGATTAGCAATAGCCTTAAAGAACGCCTTAGTGTTCATGACTTTGTCTTTGTTTAATTTATCTAAGACAAAGACTGTAGCACTATTGTCTGGCTTAGTTTCACGATAGTGGAACTTGGCACGTTCAAGGGCACCGATATTGGTATCATTAACGATAAACTGTACACGGTCCTCTACAGTAATGCCCCAGTAGGCAAACATATCGTAATGCCCTTGAGCGTTCTTGTTATCACTGTATTGTGTGTCAGCCTTACGGTTAGGATATGCCTTAGTGTGCTTGGCATAGTTAAAACCTCTGATAACGATGTTGTATTTCTTAGCAAGATCTTCAACACCCATTTTGAAAGTCTTAGTACCGCCGTAACGGCTGTCATCGAATGTAGACAGGTTAGTGTCTGCTACATACTTCTTAACCGCCGCTTGCCACAAACCATTATGATACTTCTTAGTCAAGAAGATAGCACGATCCCACAGGTTAGGAATAGCATCTGCTTCTTTGGCTACGTGAACAGCCAACTGAGCATTTACTGCCTCTAACTTGCGCTTGATGGCATCTACAGTCTGAGGAATGTATGACAAACCTTCACGGCTTGCTTGGAAGTCTAATTCGCCAATAGCAAAGTGCATTTCCAAACCACAGTTCAACAACAGGCGCAATTCGCCCATAGCCTGTTCTGTGTTAGGAACATCTATAGGATAGGCAATATTGCCCATGATGGCTACAGCACGACGGTGTCCGTCTGTGTATGAGTGAACGCCTGGAATGATATCCTTAGCATCATATTCTACATCACGGAAACGGAAGTCGCTGACACCGCTGATAACTGGGCGCAGAGCAAAATAAGTGTAGACATATCGTGCTTCTTCTTGGAACTTACTAAAGTCCCAACGGTCACTGACTGAGAATTTAACTTCGACACCGTCGGGTTCGCTGGTTTGTTCTTCACCCATCTTGGCAATACTAGGCACACCTGCTTCGTTAATAAAAGCAGAGTAAACACCTTTAACGCCGTCTTTGATTGCGGTTACCGTGAAGTTATCTGTATAACTAAAAGGACTCTTAGAACCCAAACCTAATGCGCCGATAAAATCGTTGCTGTTGGTCTTAGTACTTTCAAAGTATGTGGTATAGATGTTTGTAACTTGTTCGTGGCTCAAACCAGTACCATAGTCACGAATACTAAACCAAGGTTCCAATTGGTTGGGCAAGTGTACATCAAAAGGAGTATCTTGTTTGCCTGCGGCAGTATGGCTATCTACTGCGTTACAACTCAGTTCACGGATGATAGCACGGATCTTGTTAGCATACAAGCCTGAACTCAAAATGTTAAATGCCTTAGCAGAGTTGCGAATACGGAACTCGCCCACTTCACTTACATTACTCAAAATTGCTTCGTTTTGCGGAGCATTGTTAATAATCATCTTTAGCCTTTCTGCGCCTAGTTGTTTACTGTATGTGTATATTATAGCAAATGAACTGTGGTCTGTCAACTGTCGATGAGTCCAAAATATGAACCCATCGACACAAGATTAACCAATTTGATCTATGCGGGCTCTCCAATAGATCTCATAAGTGCCTTGATTACAGGCTTCTGCGTAGGTTTCGGCCTCTTCGCGGGTAGTGAAGAATTTGGTTTCTTCTGGGCAAGGACGCTGTCCCCATCCTGCTTCGTACTCAGTTACGGTGACTTTGTACAGGGTGCTAACTCTAACTTCGGACATTTTGGGCTCCTTTCTTACTAGGCTTTTAGTATAAGCGATCTAGTAAGAAATGTCAATCGTAAAAAAGGTGTTGTATTTCTACAACACCCTTGCGCTTAAAAAGCGTCCCAGTAAGAGTAAGTCTTCTCTTTAACTTTGGTAAGGATAAGGCTTGCACCTTCCTTGTTAGTGAACACGTACTTGGTACCATTGTCATCAATCTTCTTCAACTCGTCCGGAGTGAATCGGATACCCTGCCAATCCCAATCTTCGTCACCAGTTTCTTCGTCACGTTCAATAACCTTGTAAGAAATGTTGACATTCTTGTTAAGAGGATTGCCTTCCCATTCCTTGTCTTCAAAATTGTTTTCTTTGACTTCTTCGCCATTGATAACCAACTTGATTGCATAACGAGAAGTCGAACCGTATTCTGGTTTGGCATTCAGCATAGTCATTGCTTCCTGCGGAGTTTCGTCGAAACGATTCATTTCTTCAACCAATGCCTTCAGCATGTCAAAGTTGAATTGGTCAAACGTACCAGCAATACCTACAATCTTTTCAATGTGTTCTTTGTTTTGAAGATTGTCCATGCAGTATTCACGAATGAAGTCTGCATCCAAGCCCTTATACTCAAGGCTGTAATAAACACGACCAGGACGATTACGCATATGGCTATTAACACGCCATTTGTCGTTACAAGTAAGCACAAACAACTTTTTGGTTGGGTACACACCGTCCAGCAGAGTCAGCATCTGTTCTTGCTCGTGTTCATCATAGACTTTTTCAAATTCATCAAACACTACAATTACAGGTTGTTCAATACTTTGAATGAACGCATTGAATTGGTCTCCACACCAAGGAGCATTGATTACAATAGTAGGAATACCTTTGTCATATCCCTTGACAGAAAGCATCTTAGCCAATAGTGTTTTGCCAGAACCTTTTTCACCAGTAAGCATTACGCCAGTAGTACTGGGACGATCCTCAAACGCATAAAGAATACGGTCGGCACGTTTGTTTGTATCGCCGTAAATCTTGCCTTTGATTTCGAACTTGTCAATTGTTTCAAGAAACAACTGCCCAGACATCTCGTCCTTTTTAACGACATAGTTACCAGCCGGCAACTTCTCTTGAATATCAAGTGCTTCTTTTTTGGATACTCGGTAAGTGCTACCTTGCTTTAGGAAATAGGTCATGTGATCTTTCTATGAAATAAAACTGCGATACTGTGTATTATAGGCTCGGACAGGGCATCTGTCAATGTGTTTGGTAAAATAAAAAAGGGCCCGAAGGCCCTTTGGTTGTTTGGGTTACAAGGTAAGTCCTACCCCGGAGTTGCAGTTTCTTAGGCTGCTACTAGACCATTGTCGGCTGTGAAGCCTTCAACAGTGAAGTACTCAAATGTAGATGCGTTTGCATTTACTAGTTTTGCTTGATTTACGGTCATCGCCTACCGTGTTGCCGTCTCTACTATCTACCCCTGTCGAAACCATGGCAGGCCCATCATAAAAACACAATACCAAAGTAAATTTACAATGAATACCAAAGTAAATTTATGTCCTTATGGTGGACCTGGCGGGAGTCGAACCCGCGTCCAGAAGTCCTTCGCTTTGAAGGGATTACAACAATTCTTTAAACGCCTGCCTTTGCTAATGTGCCAAATATCCAAGGTTTTGGATCTAAGTCAATTGTCCAAGATGTCGGTTCATTTCTCATATCTTTTTTGTACACAATATTTATTTGGTCGTGTGTTAGTTTGACTAAGAAGCCGTCTGTTAATTGTTTTAGATTAGCCTTAACTGTTGCGTAATCTACAAAGGCAACAGCGAATGTTCCTTTAATTTGGACTATCATTAAATGATTAAAAACTTTGTCTAGTGTAGTTCTTTGATTCTTACTTTCGTAAACATTTTTTAATTTAAGACTGATTGTCTTTTTAGGAGTTCCTGACTTTGCGTAGAACAAAGGTTCGTTGCCAGTTTTAACTTCTACGTCGCCATTGGTCCAATCGGTAAATTTTATATCGTAATCGCGAACGTCAGTCCACTCGATGTTCTTTTTATGATTAGATAATTGCATTGCCGCAATAATGAATTTTTCTTTCATCATTCGATTTGTGGATTCATTTAATACTGTCTGATGACAGATGTTATTACAAGCATCTGAAAACTTGTCAATATCTACCCAATCTAAAAATTCATTGTACTGCATTGTTATTCGCCATCTGGAAATTTATCGTGCCAGTCCATGATCCACCAAATGACCCAACCGACCACTGCGGCGATAATTAACCAGAACAGCAACGTCATAATAAATCTAAGTCCTTCTTAAATTTTTCAATTTCATCTTTAAGATGTAATTTTTCTTTTTTAAGATTACTTACTGCTTTGTCGTCTTGGTATCTATTAAACTCTTCTTGAATTAAACGATCCAATTCGTCGTGCTTCTTTTGTAAATGCTTAATGTGGTGTTGAATTTTTTCACGATCCATTGCTACTCCTATTCATTGCATTTCTAATTATATCAAGTTCGCTTTTTAAACGACTGCGTTCTCGATTTATATACTCAACGCTTTCCTGTAACAGTCGAACCTGCTCTTGAAGTTGTCGAACCTGTTGCTCCAGCGGAAGAAGATTTGGATCTTTTTCATGTACATGAATCTTTACTTCTTCACTGTATGCTGGAATCATTGTGCTACTTCCTCTTTTGCTGGCTCTTCTGCCGGTGCTTCTGTATTTACTTCAGGCTTAGGAGCTCTTGCTTCAAATCCACTGAGTAAGTTGGCTCTTGCAGTTTGGACTATTGTATCTAATTCTGCATCACTAACACGACCTCTAGTAAATTCTTTTAGTACATCAGCAAAGGCCGCCCCAACTACTGCGGCAATATCTGCTACTGTACCAATTGGCTTGCCTTCATTATGTTTTACTAATACTGCGGTTCTGCCATAGATGAAATGCTGAATGTCGCGATCCAATGTTACTAGTACATCTGGTGTAGGATCGTTCATTAACTCCTTGAGCATATGAGCGAATGTTGCTACATCGCGTTTGATTTCTTTTTTATCCATTACTTACCTGCGGATTCTTTACGTTCGTTCTTTACTGCGGTTACATCGTTACGAACTTCTTTACATAGTTTGGCTAACTCTTGTAAGTGCTTGCGAACACGAGTACCTGCGGCATTAACACCCTTGTCATAGAACTTTTCAAAGTCACCTTCTGCGGCTTCGATTAGTTTTGAAAAATCTTGAAATCTGTTTGTTGCCATAATGTTTCTCCTTGTTATTATGTTTATTACTTTTAGCCAACTTGGCTGGGCTTTTCTGGCCGTGTAGTACAGAATTGACACTCTGGATCCTTGCACGGTTCTTCTAGCCACTTATTACACAACTCGCAAAAATACGCATCGTACTTGTTGCTATATTGTTTCTCACTTTCACAGACAGGACACTTATAACTTATGTCCATAATCCGTGCCTCACTTTGATTAGGCGAATCATCATAGCCTCATCTTCTTTTTCATAGTCTGCTTCGATTTTACGAAGTAACTTGTGTGCTTTATCGCTCATCTTTCTAAGTTCAGGAGTCTTGTCATTACTGAAACTTAATTTGCCACCGTTGGCTAAACGTGCGGCTTCACAGTAAGCAGTCCAGCCACTTGCTTCCATCGGCTCTGGACGATTACGATATACCTGTGTCCACCATGTGTACAAGTCTAAGATTTCCTGCGCTTTGACTGCCTGCGGAGTAAGTTCGCCAAGGTTCTTACTGTCTGGTCCAACTTCGTCTTCTTTCCAACGTAGATTACGTTGCCATTCAAGGTTGTCAAGTCCGGCTTGAGGACAACGCCAAGTGCGCCATCTGAACCAACCAGTAGCCCAAAACGGTGCTTTGTATTTTTCTCTTTCACTCTTGTCACTCCATGCTATGTGCCACCAGGCTAGTTCAACCTCGACAAAATCTTGAAGTTCATTAAAGAGACAAGGTAAAAAACGATTACCAACATCGTGCCAATCACCGGGCTTGATATCACGAGGATGAGCGGTAAGGGCATGAGTTTTAGTAACCCAACGGTTGTTAATGTAATATTTGAGAGCATGTAGTTTATCCGGAATAAAAAATACAACTGTTTGTAAATGATCCAATCCTTCTTCTGCTAACCACCAACGGATAGGATACGCGGCTTTAGCACGAGATTCCCACTCGTCCCACTCTTCGCTAGTCCCACACTTTAGTTTAGTAGTACCACGAAGCCAATCTGCAAATTTTGAACAAGTCCAATAATGATTACGCATTTTAATCTATCTTATCTATTCCGTAGAGTTGCATGAAGCCGACCTTGTACACCGAAAACTCTATTGCCTCACTTAGTGTAGCAAACGTTCTCGATGAAAGTGTTCCAGCAGTCATGTAGTATCTTACCTTATACATCACTATACTATATGATCCGCTACCCCAAAGTCAACCACTTCTTGTGCAGTTAGGTAAACATCGCTGGCTGGTAGTAGTTTTGCTTTAACTCTACTTTTAACCAAGCCTGTTGTTTCGGTTAGAATTGTTATCATCTTTTCATTTAACAATTCGGTTTCTTTCATTTCTGCTTTTAGGTCGTGATACTTAGCATCCATTCCGGATGTAAATTGGTGACACATAAAACTAGTATTACTAGCCGCATAACGATGCTTTTTATCACCGCAGGCAAAAATTAAAAATGCCGCACTCATGACAGCACCAATTCCAATAGTTCTTACAATATGTGGACTGCTACGCATTACATCAATTAACGCTAGAGCCTGATACAAATCTCCGCCCGTGCTGTTAATATACAAGGTCAAAGTTCTACCTTCGCCTTGTAAATTTTCATAGAGAATCCATTTGATGGCTTCGCCTACTGTATCTTCATCTATCTCTCCATTCAAATAAAAAGTAGAATTTTCCAGTAATCTAAGATCAATTCTATCTTCCGCATTGAACTCATCAATTTTTTTCATTTTCACTCCGGTATATATTGTCCAAAGCCGTTCTCTTGGAAGTGTGTGTATACGGCATCTTTATCTATTTCATCTAATGCTTTTACTTCTTGTGCAAATGTATTAATGTTAATAGTTCCGTTTGAACTTTTAGAACTTTTTAACATTTGGAGTATATCTGCTAAATGGCCTAATCTTTCCAATCCAACATCTACTTCTCCATCTTCAAATAACTTGTATGCCCTTTCGGCATGGTCCGAGCAATACTCAAACATAGATGCTTCGAACTTCTGAACGTGTGCTTGTGACATGATTCCTTACTTTATTAAGTGCTACTATTATAACACATTTATTTAACCTGTCAAATACTTATCTACTCAGTTAACATAAATACACGTATAAAGAGCGGAGCGTAAAATGGGTGATATATTCAAAATAATTGGTGATTTGGGTATGCCGGTAGCGGCGGCATTGGCAGGTGGATACTTTGTTTACCTAACAATCAAATTACTACTACAAGGTGTTTTGGGAAGTATCAAAGGTATGGCCGGTATTATTACTGCGTTAGACAATCGTGTAAAAACAATGAACCACGATGTTGTACGTATTGATACTATTGTGTCCAACGCATTAGGTTTACGCCCTGACGTAGATCGTATTGCTAGAGCAGATGGTAAGAACGATGCTAGACGAGACTAATACAAAATTACAAGATGCAATTATAACGTTGCATGACATAGCCAGACTAATTGAACAAGAAGTTGGCCGAGGTAACCTTAGTGACGATATTAGAAACTGTGCTAATAGAGTCAATGTATTGATTAAGGAAAGAGTCGAAAATGCTGTATGTTGATTACAGTTGGGATTTAAATCCTAGCGGTATCATATTCGATGAAGAACTTGATATTGATAAGTTAGGTTGGAAGCACGGCGATTGCTTTAGAATTACCAACGTTAATGGTAAGGCAATGCTGGTTAAAATGCACCCAGTAGAGCAATTTGTAAAAGGATACCCAGTAAATGTTCAAGAAGAATAAATGGCAGTTGTGGTATGATGCACAACCCCAACACATCAAAGATTGGATGGATCAGCCAAGAGCAATTTGGTATGACAGCGATATGTGGAAGGCTGGCATTACTGGATTAGTTGTTGGTTTAATAATAGGGATGATTATATAATGGATGTCGTAGAGTTAGTCAATAAGTATGGGTTTCCAATCGTTATGGCGGTTGGTATGGGTTTCATTATCAAATACGTTTGGGAATGGGCCACAAAAGAAGTTAAGCCAGTTATCAGCGATGCTAATACTGTGTTGATTGCTCTTATCGACCGTATCCGTATGCTAGACAATGACTTGATTCGTCTTAACCAAAAAGTTAATACAGTCTTACACCTACGTGGTAAGATGATTGAATCGGATCGTGTTATGGAAACTGCACTTGTAGAAGCACAGGCTAACAAGAAGTTCCACGAAGCAATGGAAGAAGCAGACAAGATTGGCGCAAAGAAAGTTGACCCGGACGATAAAAAGACTGCGGCCGCTGGCGAGAGTTAATAATGTCAACAATTATAGCCACCTTGGTGATGGTTCAAATCACCATAGCCTGTGTTACCCTTTATCTTCATAGAGGACAAACACACAGAGCAGTAACATTCCATCCAGCAGTAAATCACTTCATGCGTTTTTGGCTTTGGCTTACAACAGGTATGGTTACCAAGCAATGGGTAGCAATACATCGCAAACATCATCAAGCCAGCGATACAGATTTAGATCCGCACAGTCCACAAGTTTACGGTATTAAAACTGTGCTATTCAAAGGCTGGAGTTTATATCACTCTGCCAGTAAAGATACCGCAATGGTTGAAAAGTTAGGAGTAGGTACTCCTGATGATTGGCTAGAGCGTAATGTTTACACCCTACACAGCCGCCTTGGAATTCTCTTAATGTTAGTCATAGACTTATTGTTCTTTGGTCCTTGGGGTATTCTTGTGTGGGGCATTCAAATGATATGGATTCCATTCTGGGCCGCTGGTGTTATTAATGGACTGGCACATTGGTGGGGATATCGTAATACTGACACCAAAGACACTAGCCGTAACTTATGGCCTTGGGCTATTTGGATCGGTGGTGAGGAACTACATAACAATCATCATGCCGATGGGGCCAATGCTAGTTTCCGTCAACGTTGGTTTGAATTAGATATCGGTTGGATCTATATTAAGGTACTACGCTTCTTTAACCTTGCACAGGTTAGGAATTAACAGCAATAAACTCTGCTTCAGGAATACGTGTCTTAGTATTCTTACTTCCTAGTACTACTACAATTCTGCGTCCTATTTCTGTATCCAACATCATTACTATGCAACCTCCACTGGCTCTTATGTAGCCAGTTTTGCTGACAATAAATTCATGACGCTTGCCAATAATTGGATTAGTATTATTAAAGATAAACCACTTTTTCTTTATCTTAATTTTAACCTGCGGTGTGCGTGATGCTTCAATAATCTCTGCGTAGTTCTTTGCCGCTAGAACTAGTTTAATTAAATCAGTGGCTGTGCTTACATTAAACACACTAAGCCCTGTAGGTTCGACATACTTTGTGTCGTGCATACCTAACAGATGTGCTTTAGTATTCATTGCTCTAACACAGGCATCCTTACCATTAGGATAGTATTGACACAGTAGATCAGCCGCTTTGTTGTCGCTGTGTACTAATGCTAGTTGTATTGTTTCGGCTCGGGTATACTTACCGATTTGTTCATCTAAGTTTTGATTAGCATCTAACACAACCATTGCCGTCATTAGTTTAGTAATGCTGGCAATACTACGCTGTTGATCTATGTTTTCGCTTTGAATAATTCTGCCGGATTCATCGGCCACGAGCCAGCTCTGAGCGGTGATAGACAGAGGTTTGGCAGTGGCGGCGCTTGTTTGCCCATGATGTAAAAAGGCAAAAAATACCAATATAGATATAACTCTACACATCTGTCTATTGTACACTCTGCTATAATCTCTGTCAAATTATTTTTCATGTGCTATGAATTCACCATTCCAATTATCTGGAAGGTTCTGTTCTTTCATAAACTCGCAACGTTCAATCCAGATTTTGTAGTACTTGTCCATTTGTCCACCAAAGTTGCCTTTTAGTTTTTTACACATAGCGGCTGCTTCGTCGAACTTCTTTTGTTTATACAAGGCATGCATCAACTCGTGCTGTACTTTATCTTTACTGTAATCTTCACCTTTGGTTCTTAATGCTGTATAGATTAAGTCTGCTACAGTTTTGCCTTTAGGTTGTAAGTTATCTAGCATTAGATAGAAGAAGTCATCTTTAGTACGGTTGTAAGTTTCAGCACCGATGATACATAACACGCCATAGGCCTTACAACGTGCTTCTAAACGAGCGGCGGTTGAAACCATGTCACCTAAGATGTCGTAACTATGTCTGTCAGTTGATCCCATCTCACCAATAAAGCCAATACCTGAGTTACAACCCCAACCCATTGCGGCTGGTGGTAAGCCTTGTGCTTCCATTAGTTTAGTATACTCATCAACAGCATCTAACATCTGTAAACCAACAGCAACAATAGTACGGGCATGATTAGGATCTTCAATCGGAGCACCGTGTATGTGCATACTTGCGTCACCTACATACTTTATGACCATACCCTTGTTGTCCATGATAGGCTGACTAATAGCATCCATGTAACCGTTCATATACTTGCCTAATCCAGCAACATCATCACCGTAGTGTTCTCCAATGGGTGTAAAGCCACGCAAGTCACTGAACATAACGGATACGTCTTTACGCACACCACGCTTGATTAGGTCTGGATCTTTTTGTAGCATTTCTACTACTTCCTTACTACAGTATCCAGCGAACTGTTTCTTAATTGCCTGTTTCTGTAAAAACTCGCTTATAAACTTAACGCCATAACAATGAAGAGCAACGATAATAAGGCCAAACGCGATCGCAGTCGCGTCTCCCAAGACGAGCCAATTATTGAAAGCGTAGATAGTACCAGGAACGATGGCACCAACAATAACCACAGTAGCACCAATGCCAACATAAGTCCACCTCGATAAGAAAATTAATAATATGCCAAGTGATACTAATGCTAAAATTTCAACCCCGTCGGCATAGTCGGGACGTTGAATAACAATGCCGTTAACCATTGTACCAATTACTGCGGCCTGCACTTCGTGAGGAAATACAGCACCTTTGCTTGTCGGTAACGGATTACTAATACCAGCGGCAGTAGGACCTACAATAACGACGGCGCCACCTAAATCTTTTGGAAGTTTAACAGCACTAACGCTATGAGCTTCTTGGCTCCAATCGATCCAAATTCTTCCTAAACTATCTGTAGCAATAGGACCAAACTTTGGAATACGCATTTTCTCAACGCCGCCTTCAAAAAGTTTTACTTGGAAGGTAGAGTCTCCTGCGGCGACTCTAAGTGTCTCTAAACTCAATGCTGGATATAATTTGCCGTCTACAGTAACAATTAACGGCATGCGGCGATTAACACCATCTACTTCTGGAAGTGTTCCTGTAATGCCAACACCTGCGGCATTTTGTTCTAGTTGAGGAACGTTGGCGATTAGTCCCGGGTATTGAATAATTTGATCTAGATGTTCTGGACCTAGTACAGCCGATCCTGGAACACGTGGTGTATTCTTTGTTTTCTGTGCTGGCGCACTTCCTAGTACTACAGGGAACTCTTTTAGAGTTTGTCCTAGCGCACCATCTCCACCAGTACGATCTGTCTCTGGCATAAGAACATTAAGTACAACAAGTCCTGCATTTCTTTGGTATAGTTCCTTCACAAGTTTAGCATATTCTGCTCTTGGTAAGGGCCACTGACCATATTTGTCTAACGTGGCTTCGTCGATATTTACAGTAACTATGTTGTTAACTGTAACTTCTTTACTTGTAATTAATGTGTCAAAATAACGTAGTCTTACGCTTTCAACAAATGTAGGATCTGCAACTCTGACACCAACAACTAGTGCTAGAGTTAGTAAAGCAGTCCATGGACTTACTAGTATTTTTTTGAATTGTATTTTCATTTTTTAAATCCTGGCTTTGGTAAGTGGTTGCGGCCGTAACTAATTCTACTGCCTATAATTTGTTCTAATGCTGTATGTAAGGCTTGTCCTGATAAATGTTTACGCAACCATTTTTCTGCTAAGTTGTTAATAATCTTTTCATTAGCGTGTGCAAAGCCGCCTTTACTTTTAGCGTGTACATAAGCGTGATATGCTTCGTGGGCCGCAACAGCAACGTCTCGTGCCGCGGTGCTGTCTAGATTTGGTAAGTTGATACTGCCAACGCCGTCGCCTGTATCCCTAAACATTGGATCTCCGCTACTCTGGTAGACATAATACATTCCAGGACCTAATTCGTCATCATCGTCAGTTACTCTATCTCTACCTAGAATATTTCTAACTACATCATATGCTGTCCAAAGCGTGGCTGCAGGTTCTCTGCTTAATTTTGTAGTTGGAAGCATTATTTTATCTTCAGGATCGAAGTCACCATATCTTGCTTTTAAATCGGCGTCACTTGCTTCTGCTTCTTTTATAAATTCTTTTGCTCTCATGATCTTGGTGCCGCGCCGTTTCGAGTAGCAGGATCCCATGAGTGGCAACCCTTGGGTCGTCCGTCTTTGTCGCAAAATGCTATTCCGGCGCAGCCTGCTAAGGTTGTAATAATTGCTAATATTAAGATGTTTTTCAGCATCCAATATTTAGTTAGATTTTATTGGCGAACAACTGTGCTACAACCCGCTGGATTTGTACAACTTTGAATGATGCTAAATGATTTGCCGCCTGTTTGTTGCAGGTCAACACTGGCTGGGCCACCTGCGTTAGTTACATCAATAACTGCTCTGTTAGCAGTATTTCCTGTTTGTGTCACTAGTGCTGAGTTGTTATTTCCTGTTAGTGTAATATCAGCGAAATGGCCAGCACCGCCAGACTGTGTAGTGTTTACAGTATTAATATCGCCTGTAACTTTACTGAACAATATGTGATTACCGGTTTGTGTATGATTTACAGTATTACCATTTCCTTGTATTTTAGTTTCAGCATAATTTGAACCACTAGCATTTGACTGATTAGTAGTTATGTTATTGCCCCACCCAGGCACTTCTTGCTTTAAGTAGTTACTGCCAGTTTGAGTATTATTAACAATATTGTTGTTTCCTTCTAAGGTAAATTCGATTTTGTTCTTAGTACCACTTTGTGTAATAGTTACATTATTGTTAGTACCGTATGTTTGTGTGATGTACAATTCGTTATTGTAGTTTTGTGTACCGTTGTTCCAAGTATTAATTCTAGTTTGTTTAACATCTATATCTGCTGGAGGAACGTATGAGCCACCGCTACCTATAACTTGATCACCAGGCGCATTTGTTTGTGTAATTGTTCCACCTTCAACTACTGGTCCTAATAAAACTGTTGTACCCGACACGTCAACTACTGCGCTGTTAGAATAAACAAATCCACTAGTGTCAATTGTATTTGTTTCAGTAATCCACCCTGTAGTAAATGCAGAGTTAGGTACGTTCATACGGCCTGCACCGTAGTCCCATTGAAAACGTAGTCCATAGCCGCCGGTGTCGTTCCAGTACCATGCTTCAAAATTATAAGTCTGTCCTGCTACTATGTCTATCCAGCCAGACGCTGTATAGCCACCTATACTCTGAAGTTGGAATGTAGATCTATCGTTGATAACTGTTTGTCCGTTTACACTCATAACAAATCCGTCATCGCTGTTGCTATAGAAGTATAATCTATATACAGTACCTGCAGGATAATTTTGTGTCGTCGGAGCAGTAATCGTTCCGTTGAATCTAACTAAGGTACCAGTGTCCATATTTGGAAAACTGCCGTTAGTCGGAACATAAACTCCGTTACTAGTTGTACCAATACTAACAGGCTGTCCACCAGGTGGCATATCAGGTACACGATATGGCCCTAACCAGTTTTTAATACAACCTAACCAACCGCAGTTATAAGTGTAAGGATCGAATTTGTAGACTTTATAGTTTAATCCCTGCTGTATGTTTTGTGTTGTAGTTGTTGCTGTGCCGTTTGCTTCTATGGTGCTGCCATTAACGCCGGTTGTAGTAACTGTATTAATTGGTGTTGTAGTTGTTGTCAGAACACCGTTTACAATTTTTGTAGTTACTACGTTAGACGCAACCTTAGTTTGATATACTGCTTCAGTACCATTTGTACTTGTGCTAGTTCCGTCGCTGTAAGTTGTTGTAGTTACAGGTGTGCGATAAACAGTAGTTGTATTACCATTAACCACAGTTCTAGTTGTATAAGTTACACTAGTTCCTGTTACTGTAGGAGTCGGAGCAGGAGCCGCACCGGCAGTTGCGCCCGTGCCAGCATTGGTCACTGACATTGTGTTATTATATCCACCAGCAGTACCACTAGTAGTACCACCAGTAGCACTAGGGCCGCCACCGTTAGCGTTAGCAACTAAGCCAACTGTACTCGAACCAGGCACTCCATCGCTGTTAACGATACAGGCATTTGATCCGCCCCATGCACCTTGACAAGCACCGAACCCTGGATTTGATACCCAACCTTGTGCTGTTATATTATTATAAGGCCCAAACTCCGGGTTATACAATAAGTTGCCGCCGCCATTAAGTTGGAATGTAGGAGCACGATACCAAGGACCATAATCACCTGCCCAGTAACTTCCATCAATACCGTACATACTGACTGTGGCATAGGCTACTTGGCTTGCTTGTGCCGCAGTAAGCGTTGCACTGATAGTTACTGTAGTCCAAGGTACCGCAGTATCAATACAAGGATTACCACACACAGCATTTGGGTTTGGTAAGTTAGCAGAGTTAGTTGAGTTTACGCTAGTGATTAATCCACCACTGCTGTTATAGAACTGTATCTTTACGTTAGCCGTATCACTTTGTCCTGCACGGCCGCCGCCGTTGTGTGCTAGTACACTCATTGTAAATGTACCGCCTTGTTGCATATTACTATCAAACACTACTTGTTGACTAATTGTAGTAGTAACATAAGCAGTAGCAATAGCATTATAAGTCACAGCCTGACTATGTGCGCTAATGCACACAGTTAAAAACACAAGGAACTGTAATAAACGTTTTATCATTTTTGTATCAAGGTAATAATAGTATTACCTCCCTGATTTATTCTGTTCTTAAATTCTAAATTGCCCTGTGTTTGTAATATTGTTGAGTTTTGTGTGAGTGGTGTTTTAACACATTGTATGTCAGCACCGTTGTCGCGACAGAGTTCAACACTCATATCATCTTTGTAGGCTATAATGCCACTGGACTTTTTATAGTCTGGTAGCACAGGATCTACAGGATCTAAAAACTTTTGATCCAGTATGTTTCCCACAATGTCGAATAAGTTAGCAAGGAAATCATTAGACAAAAAGTTTTTGGCTAACTTATCTTCATAAATCATATTGGCCTGCATATCTAAATAATTCTCCAAACCTTTCTCTTTTAAAAAGTCAAAGTCTAAAGCATTAAATGTTCTCTGTTGTTCTTGTTGTGCTTGTTTGACTTCGCGCGGAGGACTGACAATTAACATATTGCCAATGGCCATTTCACTTAGATTTAATACTTTAGGCGGTGTAGGAGGTTGTGTTCTACTTTGAACTTTAGTTACTTGGAAGGGTTGATTTAGTATTACAGTACCTACATCATTGCTAACTTCAATACTGCCAGTCTTACAGTTAGTTTCAATATCTCTAACTGAGCGTGTTGGTCTATCATTAGGACAACTAGGTAAAAGAATAATTGTACTTTCGCCTAGCTCGTCTACAGTGGCAGTAAAGTCAGTACCGCGTACAGCAACAGTAGCACTAGGAGTAGAAAGGGCCACATTCTGAGGCGAATTCTTAGCAATCTGTCCAGACGCATAACGAACTGTGCCAAGAGCAATCTTAGCACCTAGTTTACCCGCCTTACTTTTTGGATCATAAACGAAATCATCAATTACAAGTTTAGAATTTTCATTGACTTGGACTTTAGTATCGTCCTCAAATGTTATCCCCACCTTGCCCTGCTGGGTCTTGATCGCATCGTTCATTTCCACTCCAGTCCCTTTCGACGCCGTTAGTGTCGAATTCTGTCTCTGGATAGTCGGGGGTGTATTGATTTGTTCCGTTACTTTGCCTATCGCGGCGTAGGCCAACGATGTACTCAGCAACGGAACGCATAATACTACCATCCATAATTTCATGGAACCCTCTTAGTTTTTCTGTAAAATAGTGTAAGTGTTGCCACTTCCTGATATAGCAAGATTAGTTAGATTGCTAACTGATCCTTGTTGTGTAATACCAATAGTATTAGTACTACCTGTTACAGATAACGTTGTGCTGTGTCCAGTAGCAGATCCACCTGTTTGTGCAAGTGTAATGCCATTGCTACCGCCTGTTACAGTAATACTAGCATAGTGATCGTACGCACCAGTTTGTGTTACGTCTGTAGTATTACCAGAACCTGTGATGTTGATAATTGCTTGAGCACCAGTTACACCGTATGCACTCTGTGTTACAGATGTAGTGTTAGTTGCACCAACAGTTGTTAGACTAACTTGACCTTTGTTTCCGGTCATGTTAAGTGTAGTTGCGTTGCCGCCGCCACCTGTTTGACTAACAGTTGCTACAGTTTCATCAGCGTTGATTGTACCTGTAAATGTGTTGTTAGCACCACCACTAGTTCCAACAGTTAATTGGTTACTTGTACCAGTCATGTTAAGTGTTGTAGTTGCACTACCGCCACTTTGAACAAAACTAACAACGTTACCACTGGCTGTGCCTGTACCATTATTGTTAATATTAATGTAACCTGTGTTTCCACCACCACTTACTTGGTAATTTAAATTCACACCAATATTAGCATAACCTTGTACAGTACCACCTTGTGTTGAGTTAACACCTAACGCCAATACGTTAGTTGCTCCTGTTTGCTCAATGTTGATAGTCTGTGCGGCACCAGTTAGTTTAGCAGGATCAGTTGTTCCACCTGCTGTGCCATTTAATAATATACCCTTTACTTTGTTTCCTGCTCCGTCTTGAGTCATAGTAATAGTACTATTATCGCCGGACTGATCAATGTAAATGCTATTGTCAGCCGCATAACCCAATGTTGTCATTGCAGACAACACCAGAATTGTGAGTAATTTTCTCGACAACCCACCAGCGCCTGTGATTCTCTTATGCATCGTTTTTACAGAATTAGGTTATCTTCCCTAACTCGCTCCTTGGTCTAAGACCATTAAAAAATTTAAAGTGCTACCTCTCTTTCTTATTTTTGTTTGTTAACTACTTCTTTTTTAACAAACCCTTTACGCTTCTCTACGTCCTGCACTTGTACCCAATCACCTTCGCTCCCGGTTATGAATACTCGTGTATTTGGCTTAAACTGCCAAGTCCTTTGACTCTTTTCGTTTGGCTCCTTGTATATAAACTGAGCATCCTTTAGAATTGCTTCTGTAGGTAACTTCTCTAGTTCTTTTGCGGCGGTACTGGGTACGGCCTTGGTTTCGGTTTCGGATTTGGTTTGTGATTGAACCACGACATCTTTCTTCTCCTCTACTTTAACTTCTTCTTTAATCTCAGAGCTAATTACCGGCTGGGCCGCTGGTGCTGGTACAGGTGCCTTGGCCGCTGGTGCGGATTCTGGTTTAAACTCCCATACACCTTTACGTTGTCCTTCCTTAATTAACTCTACGACTGCCATTTCAATAGTTGCCTTTGTAGCGTAAGTGCCAGGTTCATTGATAGTTAAACCTGCTTCTGCTTCAAATGCCTTAGTGCCTGCGTCAAAGAATTTTAATGCAGATACGCTGTCTGCTGAACTTAAGATAGTCTTTTGTACTGTCACTGTGGCTAATACCTTACCAGTGTTTACGCTAACTGCTCGTAAACTTACTGTTACTGTATCAGTGCTCCACTGTGTATTTTTGCCTATGCCAAATATACGTTGACCTACACCACCGCTGGTAGTGCTTTGATCGTAGCCTACTATTCCGCCTTCTACAATAATTCCAGCGAATTGCATTGGTAGCAATGGTTTAGCATCTTTACCTTCATATGCTTCGCGCATTTGCCTAATAATTAAACGTTCTTTAGTTAGGTTATCAATGCCCACACGTTCTACAACGTCGAACCATTGACCGCGTCCTACATTTTGTAATGCCTGTATTAAGAATGTTTCTGCACCCTGTGTCACTGCTGTTGATAAACTGGCAATGTTTGCCTGCGGTCTACGTTGACCTGTTTTATCAGTAAAACTATAAACGGCCACGCTTAGTGGTCTTCCAGCGATTGGACTAGGTATTGTATCAAATTCTTTCTTAACATTAGTCATTTGCCCTGTAACTTCAGGACTCTTGTCTAGTACTCCAGTTGTCTGCATAACAGCACAACCTGAAAGCATAGTTAAAACTGCTAGGGATAGTATTGTCTTTTTCATGTCTTAGTTCCCCGGCATTTGGAATGAACTTAATGGAACATACACACAACTCATTCCAGTGTCTGTGCATGATGCTGTACTTGGGTTAGTGGCTGTAGGATCTGCAATCTTTAACATAATGCAGTATCCGTAGGCTGTTGAACAGTTAGCATCGTTAGCACTACTAACTCTGCCCCAACTAATATAGTTGCCCTGGAAGTCAATGTTGCCAGAACAGTTTGTGTTGCTACTTGCTGTACAGTTGTTATTGGCAAACATAGCGGTTGCTACGTTCTGACTAATCTGTGCATAGATACGTGATTCTAAGTTACTAACAAACTTAGCAAGGTTGGTGTTTTTCTTATCTGCGGCTGCTTTGTCAATTTCAGCCTGTAGTTTATCTGCACGTTCTTTCTGACGTGTGCGCTCTTGATTCTCAATGGTTAATACATGACTGCTGTAACCTACGCCGTTAAAGGCAGGACTCTTAAAGGTGTAATCACCTAAAGGTGCTGCCGATACAATCATAGGCAATAATGCTATAAGTGATAATAGTTTTTTCATTCGGTTCGCTCCCGGCTATCTCACTATTATTTAATCTAGAGCAAGAAAGATTCTATTACCACATAATAAAAAAGGGCTCCGAAGAGCCCTTTTATTAATTAACATACTAGTTAATTATTTTCTATCACCAAACAACTGTAGTAAATTAATGAACAGATTAATAAAATCCATATATAGTGTTAATGCACCTGTTACTTCGGTTGCAGGATCAGAGTCGATTGAAACCATTTCTCGTATTTGCTGTGTATCGTAAGCAGTTAATCCTAGAAAGATAATAATTGCTAATGCACTGATAACCATGGCCATTACACTACTACCAATAAAGATGTTAACAATACTGGCAATAACAATAGCAATCAATCCAATGAACATAAACTGTCCAAGACTTTCCAAACTACGTTTTGTAAAGTATCCATAGAAGCTCATTGTACCAAACAAGATCGCCGCACCCATAAACGCACTAACAATACTGCCCATGGTAAAGATAGCAAAAATTGTAGCAAAGCTCAAACCCATTAATGCCGCAAAACCATGTAAGCATAGTTGGGCGACTTGTTTACTAGGGTTATTAGATAGTACCATGCTAACACCAAAGATAGCAACCAGTGGTGCAAAAATTACAATCCACTTCATTACACCTGTAAAGAAGAATTGTAACAATTCTGGGCTAGTACCTACAAAGTAACTAACAATCATAGACACAAGAACTGCTAGGCTCATGTGTCCATAGACACGACCCATTGCTTCATTGATCTGTGCGGCTGAACGGTAAATTCCAGTACCTGTGTAACTTGCACCAAACATAAATTTCTCCTGAAGTTAAAAATGGTGCCCCTTGTCCGACTCGAACAGACCACCTACTGATTACAAATCAGTTGCTCTACCAGATGAGCTAAAGGGGCAATGTTTTTATTATATATGAACTTCGTAAGATTTGTCAACTAGATTTGGCTTAACGGATTGCGAAACCCATTTTACCAACTGGTCTTCTTGTAGCGTAGAAGTTACTGCTGGCATCCAATTTAATTGTGCCCGTGAATACTGGAGGATAGATAACTTCAAAATTGGAGAAGTATGCTCCATTTGATGGTTTACCTTCAGCGTCCTTAGTAGGCTTCTGTTGTAATGAAGTTTTGACTTGTAACATATTGGAACGTTCCAGAACTGCTTTGAAGAAAGCATCTGTCTTGTAGTCCTTGTTTACTTTATTTGCTGTGCCAGTTGCTACTGCGGCTAATAAATGCCAACCAATTCTGTAGTCTGGTCTTGTCGAATCGTCTGTGCCTTTATAAACTAACAATCCTTTTAAGTCGCCTAGTGTTTCGTCATCAACATGCGGCTGATCGCTGTCAATGATTTCCATAATTTTTTCTGCTTGTGTACCATCGATGATGCCTACTTTGACACCTAATTCTAATGCACCAGCAATAGAACCATTTCGTTTCCATTGTGCGCTTTTAGCCACATAACTCATGTCAGGGTCTTTAATAATGTTTACAATGTCTAGTAGCTCTTGGAAGCCTGGGTTGACTTTAGGATCAAACAATCCTTCATAACGTTGCGGGTATGCCGCTATATCGTCTACCACACCAGATACAGATGCCTTTGCGCCGCCTTGCTTGTCTTTGGAACTTACACGAATCTTCACATCACCTGAAAACTTCAAATAACTATCGTATAGTTTTTCAGCAGGATCGTTTGGAAATTCTACACCAACGGCTTCTTCAAACTTCAAACCCATTCCGGCTTCGGCCTGTTGCCATGCACCACTTAAGAACTTTTTCTTAATTAATGAAATTGGTGCGGCTGTTTCACCTAAATCAATTTCGTAACTCTTAGCATAGTCGCCGGCGCCGGGGACAGGATTACTGCTACCAGAAGCAACAGCCTGCAATAGTTGTACTACCTGTTGTTTAATAGCATCTGCTAGATCATCACGCTCTTGAATAGAACCTTGCACTTGTGTAGGAATATCATCTACAGCAATGGTTGTATTAGTAGGAATAATTCCAACAGGTTTTAAATTAGTTAGAGCACGTTGTTGTACTCCAGAAATTTTATCTTCCTCTCCTGCTTTGCCGCTTAGTTGTACATAACCAGTTAGGTCTGAAAACTGTTTAGTCTGTAAGAAGATTGGATAAGCACCTGGCTTCTTAGCAGGCTTAAGAGCGATCCATGCTATGTTCTTTTTAGATTTTTCATCTTTAAAAATCATTACTAATGCGGCACCTGCTTTTTCAGGTATGCTTAGTCCGCCCACTGGCGGAAGTGTTAGTGCGTTAGATACTGCTACATTGTTAGCCTTCACATAGTCCATAATCTCTGGAACTAGTTCTTGATAATTGTCTCGCTTGTCTACGTCTTGTGGAAACACTTGAGATGCAATCATATGAATAACATTTCCATCTGCATTTTTAAATGCTACACGTTTGCCACGGCCGGCTTCTTCTGCACGGCGGGCCATGCCGCCTTCAGATTCAAATAAAATAAATTCTTTTGCTCTCATTCACAGTTCCAACGTTTACGTGCTTTGCAGATTGCCTTGTCTGGTGTCTTAGTGCAATCAATATTGTGCATTTTCTTTTGGCCATCACTTCTAGCACAAAAACTTGATCTACGCTTACTTGCCTTAGATCCTTTCTTTAATTTGCTAGGAGGTGTAGTGACTGCTGTTTTTAATTTACTACCAGGATGTTCTCTACGATATGCTTTAACGGCTTTACTGCTCATGCCATCGGTTTTGTCTTTCTTATTAACCTTCTGCCAATCTTCTGACATACCTTCTGGGCCAATTTGAACTAACCATTCTAATTCATCGTCTGCATCTCTAACACTGAAGAATTTAACATTAGGAATCTTCTTAGCCGCAAACCATTTGTTAGCCACTTTAACCATTAGGGCACGATGTTGACGATCATTAACATCCGGTTCATATCCGCCTGTTAAGTTTGCCCACAATGCACTTGGATTGCCATGGCGATCGTAACCCAACAATTCACGCCATTGTTGTTGTAAGCGATCTGGCACATACTGATCCAATTCAGTGTCGCTCATCCACTCTCGGCCAATATCGACACCTTCCGCCATGGCGGCTTCAGTTAAGTCTTCTGGGGCAAAACCAATATAACTCTTACCATGCTCATCGCCAGACTGCACAACAAATGCGCCGCCTTCTTCTGATTCGATTTCGCCAATTTCCCAACCCATACGATTTAATAGTTTTTCAACTTTTTGTTGTATGTCGTCATCGCCATTGTACCAAATACGAGCGTACTTGAGTAATGTTTCTTCTTCGTCGCCACTATTATCCGGCGCAAATTCTTTTACATTTTGCTTTTTCTTTTTAGCAATAGCGATAGCGGCTTGTTGTGCGGCATTGGTTGCTTCTGTGATGAATTCTTTTGCTCTCATGGTAAAATCCGTCTATTCTGTATTTAGCGAATTTCTGGGAACAAACATTCCTGTATGAATACCCTAACATCCTCTTCATCTAAGCCTAAACTAGCCATTACACGTGGAGTATGTGGGTTACATTTTTGATTGATTGCGTAGTAGTTCTGCGCTTCTGTGGTATTTTCAGTAGTATTATTAGTTTCTGCTACAGTTTCTAAGTAATGTGCCAGTGTATCTTTAGCCATTTCTATAATCTGCGCTAGTTCTTCTTCGCTCTGCACATTACCTGCGGCTACCATGCTAGGGCTGAATATGTTGGTAGCCCATTCTGGTAGTTGGCGTTCTCTGCGCCATTCGAGTCGTTTAACATAATCAGCAAACCATTCCATCATAGGATGATTAGAATCTCCTGCTTTGCTGTAATCATGAAAACAGCCAGTAATCTTATTCTTGCCTGCTACAACGTCAAAGCCGTAAATTGGTGCTGGATTGTGTAAGTGTGGGAAGATGCAACAATGCATCATCCAGAGTCCTTTGGTTTCTCTAGCATCCACAACATCAACGTGAGCACGGCGATAAGACCCACTGGTCCAAACACGATTAACCCAACCAGGCTGATTAAAGCGATCCATGCCCGGTTCAAAGATTTCTGTTCCTGTTTCATTAAAACTGCTTTCTAAAAGATGCTGAACTTCAATCAGCGTGTCCCATACTTTACTCATAGTGTGGAACTATATCCATCATTTGATCAAAGAATTTTGCCGCAAAATCAAAACATACTCTTGCTTCATCTGCTAGACTATCATCTAGTTTTGCACGAATTGCTTCTTTGATCTTTTCAGGTTCGTCTCCAAACTGATAGTATTTGCCACTGCCTGGAACTCTTTTAGCAATCATTTGACCGCCTGATAAATCTCCCATGTGACGTACATAAATGTGTGCCATCAACTTTTTAGGATCATCTTTGATGCTGAGAATATATTTGATATATTCATCCACTACCGGACACATTTTTGGTTCTTCAGGATTGTCTGAGCCCCATAGTTCTATGAAGTCAGATAAAATTGCAGGTGCTCTGCGTATCTCTGGTAGACCGGAAAGTAATCCATGTGGCATAGCACAGACTTCTAAAATCTCATACATTGGATGTTGATTTTTTAGATATGTTGCGTATAGTTTAGGATTTACATTTCCTGAAAATAAGACTTTAACAAAAGGCCTTGTTTCTGCTCTGCGATGTTGCTCGTGTGTAAGTTCTTTTAGACTCATTCGGAATCCACTTTAATTTGTAATGGGAAGCCTGCTTGACGTGCAAGGTGTGTTGCCTCAACACCTTTCTGCTCGGCGATCTCGTAGGTATAAACACCTACTACTGCTGAACCTTCATTGTGTACAGTTAATGTAATCTGTTCAGCATTTTCTCTGGAGTGCTTAAACACAGTCATTAGTAATTCAATAACAAAGTCGATTGGAGTTTTGTTATCATTTAAAAACAATACCTTGTAACGCTTAGGTTCAGTGATATCGATTTTAATCTTTTCGTCAATTTTAATTTCGGTGTCTACAGTTGGCATATTGGCCCTCCATTCTTAATGGTATTTATTAGTGGGGGCCGGAGCCCCCGATTTTTTACTTAACTTCTTTCACTTCAATCTTACGTGGCAGAAGTGCTTCAGGAACAATGCGCTCGATTTGAATTGTAAGCACACCATCCTTAATTTCTGCTGACTTGATTTCCATGTGTTCTGCTAGAGTAAATCTACGTTCGAAATCACGGAAAGCAAGACCTCTGTGTAAGTACTCAACTTGGTATTCGCCTTCGTTAGCATTGATTGCCTTCTCGCCGCGAATAGTTAATTGATCACCTTCCACTTCTACTGCAACTTCATCTTTACCGAATCCTGCTACAGCAACAACTATATTATACTGGTTTTCTCCAGACTTTTCAATATTATATGGAGGATAGTTGTTCGAAATCTGATGTGCAAAGCGTGTTTCGAAAGTATCGAATAGATTGTCGAAACCGATTAATGCTCTGTTTAGAGCGGCTGTGTCAAAACGTGTTAATTGTGTCATTTTATATCTCCTTTAATTAAGCAAGAATTTTAGTAGGGCCCCACCCGGGCACCCTACATAACGAGTTTAGTTTGTTTCCTTAAACTCGGCATTGATTGCATCTTCCTGAACAGGTTCAAATGGCTTGTCCTGTTTGGCCTGTGCAATCGCTTGACTGGCCACTGCTAGTTCGCTAGTCTTTTGTACGATAGCGTCTTTGTCAGAACCTGTCAATTCTGTTTGAAGTGCTTTAACAGCATCTTCGATCTTTGTTTTATCTGTGTCTGAAAGTGTTGTTTCTTTCATGTCGTTTTCAACATTGTTGATCAACGCCTCGGCTGTGTTCCTAGCATCGATAAGTTCACGTGCCTTCTTATCTGATTCGGCATTAACTTCTGCATCACGAACCATTTGTTCGATCTGCTCTTTGCTTAGACCACTGTCACTCTTAATTGTGATTTGATTTTCTTTGCCGGTGTTTTTATCTTTAGCACTAATTTTCATAATGCCGTTAGCATCGATGTCAAATGTAACTTCAATCTGTGGAGTGCCACGACGTGCTGGAGCAATACCGTCTAACTTAAACTCACCCAGGAGTTTGTTGTATTGGAATAGTTCACGCTCGCCTTGTGCTACTTTGATATCAACTGCTGGTTGATTATCTTCTGCTGTGCTAAACACTTGGCTAGCCTTAGTAGGTATAGTTGTGTTCTTTTGTACAAGTTTAGTAAACACACCTCCCATAGTTTCAATGCCTAGTGACAATGGTGTTACGTCTAACAATAGAACGTCTGTACGATCACCTGCTAGTACTGAACCTTGAATAGCCGCACCAACTGCTACTGCTTCGTCTGGGTTAACGTCTTTGCGTGGAGCCTTACCGAATAGTTTTTCAACTGCTTCTTGTACCTTGGGCATACGTGTTTGCCCACCAACAAGAATAACTTCGTCAATTTCTGATGGAGTAACACCTGCATCCTTCATAGCAACCTTACATGGTTCGATACTACGTTGGATTAGTTCTTCTACCAATGCTTCTAACTTAGCACGAGTAATCTTAACATTCATGTGCTTAGGACCACTTGCGTCTGCTGTGATGTAAGGTAAGTTAACATCAGTGCTGGCACTGCTAGATAACTCAATCTTGGCTTTTTCAGCGGCTTCTTTTAGACGTTGTAAGGCCAACATGTCTTTCTTAAGGTTCATGCCTGACTCTTTCTTAAACTCGTCGACCAAGTAGTCCATAATACGTTGGTCAAAGTCTTCACCACCTAAGAATGTGTCGCCGTTAGTGCTTAGTACTTCGATTTGTTTTTCGCCATCCACGTTGGCAATTTCAATGATCGATACATCGAAAGTACCACCACCAAGGTCATAAACAGCAACTTTGCGATCTGCTTTGTCGTTTTTATCAACACCATAAGCAAGAGCTGCCGCAGTAGGCTCGTTAATAATACGCAATACTTCCAAGCCTGCGATTTTTCCAGCATCCTTAGTTGCCTGTCTTTGGCTGTCATTAAAGTATGCGGGAACTGTGATAACTGCTTGAGTAACTTTTTCACCTAAATAATCCTCTGCTGTCTTTTTCATCTTACGCAGAACTTCAGCACTAATCTGCGGAGGTGCTAATTCTTTACCCTGTGCGCGAACCCATGCATCTCCATTCTTGGATTCCATGATTTCGTAAGGCATTAGGTCAATATCTTTTTGTACAGCCTGTTCTTTGAACTTACGTCCAATAAGACGCTTGGCCGCATAGATTGTGTTTTTGGGATTTGTTACTGCTTGACGTTTAGCACTAGCACCTACAAGTACTTCGTCTGTAGAATAGGCAACAATACTAGGTGTAGTTCTTGCACCTTCGCTGTTTTCAATAACTTTGGAATTTCCTGACTCGATGACTGCTACGCATGAATTGGTAGTACCCAAGTCGATACCGATGACTTTGCTCATAACATTTCTCCTTATAATTAAGCAAGATTTTAATTGTGGGCAACTGCCCGTTTCGTAAAACCCTATTGGCGTTCTACAAAATTATTTATATCAGATTTTATCTAAATTTGGTATTTTAGACCATTTTTTTAACTTTTCGACTTTTGCCCTTTTTGCTTCGTGCAATTTGCCCCAACTGACTACTTCGTTGATCATTAGTATATCAATCATAGCCAGCATATCCCCTAGTTCTTCTTCTAGGTGCTGTCGATTGGTCTGCTCTGTTCCGTGTTTAGCATTGTCTATGCCAAAACGCCTAATTTTACTTACTGCTTGAATAACTTCTGCACACTCTTCCTGCAGAATGTCCATAACTTCGTTATTTTGTTCGTCCATTTTTAATACATTTTTTTAGGTAGTTGTTGTTTACGCAGTTCTTTTTGCCAACGATTCTTAGCCGCAGACTTTGCTCGCTTACGAGCAGTTGTTGGCTTTTCATAGAACTCGCGATCTCTTAGTTCCTGCAATAATCCGCTATCCTGTATTTTCTTTTTGAAACGGCGTAGAGCTCTTTCAACGGGTTCACCGTCTTTTACAGTAACTCCACTACCACGTAGTTGTTTATCCCTCATTATCTTCCTCTGTTAATTTTGGAAAGTCGTAAAAACGATTTTTATTTATTAAATCCCAAGGTGCTTGCATATTCGTGCATCTATAGTATGTAGTAGGAATACTCAAAATGTAAGCAAAGAACTGGCTTATACTTACAGGACTATTATCCATATCTATAAGAATAGTGTCGACGGAATTGGCTACGCTGAGTAACCATGCTATGTTGTCTTCGTCGCCTGTGTACAGATATATGTTTAAGTGTTCACTACAGTCTAAAGCATATTCCTGTACAGCGTCTTTGAGTGTGTCGCTAGGAGTAATAACTAGCATTGTTTGACTTTGATCGTATATACGATCCGGAGCGGTTATGATTTTGATTTTCTTCTTTGTATTCTCTGCCATAATGTCTCTGTGTCTTGTTCAGCGTTTTGGACGTAGGTTACTCCTTGGTCTTGGTCACTTGTTGATTCTGTTCCTTCACTATGTAGGTTGTCTTTTTTTTTGAACTGTCAGGTTCTATGACTTCTGTAAGATCGGGCTTGTATCTGTCTCCTGTTACTTCGGATATATAATCCCCAGGACGCTCGTCCAAAGTTTCCTTCCAAGGTAACTCTTCAATTACACCAGATTCTTTTAATTTTTCCTGATGCTTAATAGTGTCATCTGGATTCTGTTCCTTCCAAATGCGCTTGGCTTCTTTTTCTTTTTCAAGTTCGCGTTCTGCTTCTTCAATCATTTTATTCCATTGCTCTAGTCCAATGTCTTCAACAATGTCCTTTTCTTCTTCTGGAATATAAGATCTAGCATGTTCTACTATTTCAGCATCTTCATCGTCGGCATCTTCTACTTGATAGTTTTGGATGTCTGCGTGTTTAGGATACATCCAACCAATTGGATGCGGATCAGCACTTTCTTTAATCTGTTCGACTTGCTCTTCGACTAATGGACCATCGTCTGCTTCGTATTTAGGTTCATTCTGTGCATCAATTGGAGTTGGCACAATTGGCGCTGGCTCAGGTTCTTCCTCTTCTTGTTTCCTAAACCATTGGAAACTATATTGGCTAGCCAGCAACAAAATAACAGCCAATGGGTCAAATACTATAACAATAATAATGATTACCCAGGTAACTGCTTTTTCTAAAATCGTTTCATTTGTCTCGCCATAGACAAACGATGCGATATACTTAATTGGACCAACTTCGGCTTCGACCTTGCGTACCTCGGCGGCAATAGGCGCACGGGCATCATTAAGTTCCGCGATAGACTTCTGCGACTGTGATATTTCTGCTTGAAGTCTAGCACGTTCTTTCTGCTGGGACTTACGCAAAGCCACAGCCTTGTCGGCACCTTTTTCATCTGCTGAGCGACCCAATACTTGGTCCACTCCTTCATCCATCTGTTTAAGTGCTTTACGGTTTGCTTCAATATTTTCTTTTTCGGTTTTGATCTTTTCATCATAGATAGCAATCTTACTTTGAACATCGCCGCTTACTAGACTTTGGTCACTGTGTGCTTTGGATAAGAAACCAAAAATACCCATAGAGGTAATAAGCATTAGTATAGCAATAGCGGATAATAGATAACCTCTAATAAAGTTAGGTGCCCTGGACCAATTTTGTTTTAGCCAAACAGTTGCGGCTAACTTACTAACTTCTAGGGCTACACCCATAACAATGATAGGAATAACAGCCGCAGAGAAAATGGCCATTAGGCCCGCTACGCTGTAATAAATGGCTACAGCGGATATGGTTAATCCGCTGAACAATGTTAGCCAAGCAATTAGTTTGTCACTAGTTTGATATCGCATAATCTATTATTTATTGGCGAGCAAAAGTCCAAAACTGACTATCTAATGTATAGCAACCAACTTCTTCATATTCTCTACTTTTGCCTTGTTTATAAACTAGAGTAATTAATTTACGGCATACACCGCCTTGAACATGCCAAGACAATACCGGTTTAATTTTACCCCACGATTCTTCTGTGTTGTTATACCACTCCATAACCTGTCCATCTGGTACAGATTCTAATGTTAGTATAACAGCATTTGTGTGTCTACGTCTATCTTCTTTACTCAATGCGCCATCCCAACTTTTAATTAGGTTGGCAAAAACACTAACAGCACTTCCAGGATAATCGTAATCATTTCTCACACCTCCGGTTGCACTTAATGGAACACGGAGATCTGAAGCCTGACTAGTTTGACAGATTAGCAGGGTCAGAAATGTAAACGTAATGACCTTGACGATGTGTTTCGCAAACATAGTTTCTTCCATATTGTGTAACTACAGGACGACAATTTTGATCTACGCCAATTCTTGCAGGAACATGACGTTCAATAAAATCATCGGAGCATCTTACAGTAGTTTTGCTAGACACATTGGCTCCATCGACTACTTCGATAGTTTTTGATGTGTTACAAAACTGTGCCGTTTTAGTAGGAGCAGAACTACAGCCCGAGAGTAGAGCAATAATCACAAACATTACAATTATTGCTAACCACAGATAGTTCTTAACTGTATAAGGGTGTGTCATTACTGAGCCTTTGCCTTAAGACGATTGAAAGTATCTTCAGTCATTTTCAAACGAACATAAGTGTAATATTGTCCGTTTAACGAGTACTGATGTTTCTTAGACTCTAATTGATCTTGTATCAATTGGTTACCAGTAGATGTTTCTACTCGGGTCTGAGTAGCCTTTCGTTCGTCGATAATTTCTACTTTAGTCAAAGAATTGACTCGACTACCTAAGCGTTTGGCAAAGCCGTCTAATGCAAAGGCATCTGCTTGTGCTTCTGATGCTTGCTGGTAACGACTTTCGCCCATACCGCAAGAATAGACATAACCCTCACGTGCCCAAAACCAGCCTTCTTTGCCTCGTTGTTCGCAATCAGCATACCAACTTGGGTGTGCCGCAGTTTTACGGACTTCAATTTCCTTCATGCTTGAACAAGCAGAAAGAATACTTACCATAGATATTGCCAAAAGTGCCTTTTTCATAATGTGCCTTTCTGTGTGTGAAACAATTTACGACAGTTAAAAGTATAACACCACCCGAAGGTGGTGTCAACTGGTTTGGTAATCGAATTACTTAAAGAATATCAATGCCATTAAAACGGCTTGAACAATAAAACCAAAGCCAATTGTAACTACATTTAGCATATCCTTTTGGACAGCGGCTTTGACAAACAACAGCGCAAGTCCGGACCAAACTAACAGTACCAAATCAACTGCTGGTAGTCTATCTGTAAGTCCACTCATTACTGCTAACAAACTTGGAATGGTACTAGCGTGTAATACAATGACTGCTAACCAACCAAATGTTTCTGCGGAAATTTGAGATACTTTGGTAGTAACAAACTCTTTGAGTTGATCAATATTATTAATCATATTTTGGTTTCCTTGCCTTTATAAAAAATGTGTTGTCCAATTTTGCCTATTTTTTCCAAATTCCATCTTGGGTTGACGTAGGAGGCATGATAGTATAAAGCATCTTTGAGAACGTCCAATCTGAAATTCTCAAGTAAAACCTTCTTAGCAACTTCGTAACTTTCATTATAAGCCTCCTTGTTTACAGGTTTAGTTTTTGCCGCAGAGTCACATGCCCATGAAAATTGGCACACAACTTTTTCCATAATTACGTTCTTTTGGTAAACGACACCGCAGACATCTTGTCCAAATTTGCCTGATGCAACACGGTTCATTGTTACTTGGGCAACAGCAACCTTACCTTCGAATGGCTCATAACCTGCTTCGCGATAAATGTTGATTGCCAAACAATCTAATTGACGCTCTCGTGTCTTGATAGACACTACGTCCTGTGAGTATAGCCCGCCTCGTTCACGCAACGACTGAAACTTTGTAGTCGTTACAGTTTGAACCAAAACGGCAACCATAACTAATCCTAAAAAATAGGATACTAATCTAAATGACTTTTCCATAAGTCCTCCTTTCACTTAGTGTTATTTTGGGCATAATATTGCACCGCAACAACATTACATTAAGGGAGTTAACTTCACGAGGCTCAATTAAAGAACCCTGGGTTCGTGTAGTTGTCTCCATTGGACGCACAATCTCATAACTTGTGTGCCTTTGGCGAACTTGACCGCCCGAATCTCACGGGTTTCCAATTGGCCAAGACTCGCAGGATTGTTTCTGCTTGTGACATACTTTAATCCAACTATCTTAGTTTCTTTGCGAAACGTACAAATATATAGTTCATAATTCCAAAATCACTAGTTAAATAGGCCCTATCTTCTCATTTTGGAGATTTCTACGGCTTCTTCATTACTAAAAATTGGAACTGCATTACTCTTGTGCATAGTACCGATGCCTTTGATCATTGTGCCTGTATAAACTTTATCTGGTGCTTTTAAACAAGGACCGCCAGTAAATGGTAAACTAGCAATCTTTGGTGTTTCTCTAACGAATGGCTTGTTGACTACCGGATTCATCGTCGGTGCCGCTAGTCCACGCTTACGTTTTTTATCTTCGGCTTCGATGGCCCACTTCTTTTGAAGTGCCTTCCAACTTTCGTCTAACTCTCTAGCCTTTTTGGCATGTTCAGCAGAACGAAACTTTTGTTTGCCTTTCTTTTTGCCAGTGGTACTAAGCCACGGGCCTTCTAAGTGCATACTCAAAGTTACCTCCAAATATTGTTACTATAGGATTATTATATAACAACTTTTGGTAACTGTCAAGTGTTTTGGTTTATACTCGAAATGACTCGCCACAGCCACAACGGTCACGTTCATTTGGATTGGTAAAGTCAAATCCTTCGTTAAGACCTTTCTTTACCCATTCAACTTGTACACCGTCCAGGTATGCTAGACTTTTTGGATCAACAAATACGTGTACACCGTGACTAACAAAACTCATATCTTCTTTTGTGGGCTCGTCAACAAATTCAATCATATAAGCCATTCCACTACAGCCTGTAGTTTTAACACCTAATCGAATGCCTAGCCCTTTGCCCCTACGGTCTAGTGTAATCTTTACTCGCTCTGCGGCTTTCTCAGACAGTGATATCATTTTTTGCCTTGTAGTCTGCTACTGCGGCTTTGATAGCATCTTCCGCAAGAATTGAACAATGGATTTTAACGGGTGGAAGTGCAAGTTCTTCGGCAATCGCGCTGTTCTTAATCTCTCCCGCTTGATCCAACGTTTTTCCTTTGAGCCACTCGGTGACCAACGATGAACTAGCAATAGCACTTCCGCATCCGTATGTCTTGAATTTCGCATCCTCAATAATGCCCTCGTTATTAACTTTAATTTGTAACTTCATCACGTCGCCGCAAGCAGGTGCTCCCACCATGCCTGTGCCAACGCCTTCCTCGTCTTTAGGGAAACTACCTACGTTGCGAGGATTTTCGTAGTGATCTATAACTCTATCGGAATAAGCCATTTAATCTCCTTAAACTGAAAACGAACTTCCACATCCACAAGTTGTTTGTGCATTTGGATTTTCAATATTAAAACTAGAGCCCATTAAGTCATCGATAAAGTCGACTTTGGCTCCTTGCAAATAGTTCATGCTCATTGAATCTATTAATATTCTACCAAATTCAAAGTCGTCTTCTTCTTTGTTTTTTGCAAAATCGAACACGTAATTAAATCCCGAACATCCTCCACCTTCTATTGCAATTCTAAGGTATTTTTCTTTGCTTTCATCCAGCACCATTTGAATTTCTTTTTCAGCGGTTTCTGTTATTGTAATCATGTCGTGTCTCCGTTGTAGTAATATTTATCGCACAATTATCGTAGTTTAGTATTATTTTTGGTAGTTGTCAACCGATAAATATGAATATGCCAGCACTAGCAAGATTAACAGATTTGGGAGAAGGAAAATGTCCTTTGCACTCCCCTAGCCCACCGGTAGATTATACTACCACACACATTGCCGGATGCAGTACTGTGTTTACAAACAACCTAGCACAACTAGTAGCCACTAGAGATCCTGGCGAACAATCCTGCGGACATACTAGCCAAACACTTACTGGATCTGCTACTGTGTTTGCAGAAAACTTGCCTGTGCATCGTATTGGAGATACAGGCCTTGGACAAGGCGGAGATACATATACAACTATCACCGGAAGTTCTAATGTGTTTAATGACGGAGCGTAACAATGCCTTTACTAAATTTACCTAGCCCACCAGATGGGTTTGATTTTGCTACTAATGGATTTGGTCAACAAACCGGTACATTAATCAAATCTGCGGCTAGTATAGTTAATGATGCGGCAAAGAAGATAGCCAGTTCATTTCCTAAGCCTCCTGCAGATGCAGGCACATTTACTCCCCCGGCAGATTCTAATGGTCCTAGTTTAAATGCTACTATAGATGCTATTAAAAATGGATCTATTAATAAAAGTATTACCGCTTCGATTAATAAAATCGGCGACGTTGCTGGATCATTGCCTTCTGATGTCAGCGAAGGACTTGCTTCTGCACAGGCCGCAGTAGCCGCAAAGATGGCCGCGGCGCAGGCGCAACTTCCTAAATTAATGGCAGTAGCACAGGCTAATATGGATCTAACAACTAAGAAAGCATTAGCAGCCGGTGCACCACCAACTGAAGAACAACTAAAAGCCGCCAGCGGTGCATTGGCTATATTTCAAGATGGACCTGCCGCTCTAAAAGCACAGGCAGAGGCTGTTAGTAAAACTGTAGCACAGGCAGGAGCAGACTTTGGTGCAAAACTTCCTGCGGCATTAAACACCGCATCTAATTTTGCTAAGGCAGGTTTAGATAAAGTATCAAGTCTTGCCACCGGCGCAGGCGCATCAATTACTTCGTTTGCTAATAGTGTACCTCCGCAGACTATCCCGGATCCACAGAATCCCAGTGGTCCTCCTATTACTAATCCGGCATATACTACATTTGCCGCTAATCCTGATAATGCCAGTAAGTTAAGTAGTCTAGCAAATTTAAAAACTGCTATGACTACTGCGGGTGCTGGTCTTACTGCGGCATTTGGTGCAATCGAAACTAAAGCCAATACGGCTGTTAGTGCAGGTGTTGCAGATTTAAAGGCATTTGCATTTGCTAATCAATTGGCTCAACCTGCAGGTGGCATTATGGCCACGGCCAGGGCCGCTACGATTGATGCTAGTCAAGTTAGTGCCGCACAAATTAATAAAGTTGTTGCACAGGCCGCTGCCAGCAATCCAGCACAACCGCCTAAGTCTCCAGAGTCTGAGATTAAAGAAACAAAAATTAAAGAACCTGAAACTACTACTACAACTACACCTAAAACAGGAATCTTTGGCAAAGATCCTAATGAAAAAATTTCAGAGGCATTTGTTGAAGCCTATGCAATAAAATGGAGACAAATTAGGACTTACTTCGAGACTATTACTGCCAAAGATAATTTTGAAAAAAATCTTAATGCTTGGTACCCTGGATATGTTGCTATACGAGATAAAGGAAGACAAGTAGTAAAAGACAAACCAGATCCTGCTACTAGAACAGCCGAAGAAACGTATTACTCAGATAAGCGTGATAAACTTAACGCAAACTTCCAAGAATATTCTGTTTTTTGGAAAGGTGCTAGTCGTACTCAAGCTCAAACTAATGAGAGAGCACGTCAGTGGCAATTGCTTAAAAAGTTATTTGACGAAAATAAAACATACGGCGAAGCACCGTTGAGTATTGAAACTGCTATTAAAACATCGGCTGTATTATCCGATGAAGAGGAAGCAAAATATTTTAAAACGTATGCGGATTTGATAAAGGCAAAGCCTGAAGCGGCCTTGCCTAGTAGTTTAGATCAACCGTTTTCAGCGTAATTAAGACGCTAACGTGATCCCAGTTGTTGTTTGAATGAACTGATCTGCAAACTGTTTGTCTGTTGCTTCTGCTACAGTTACAGTAGTCTTAAGTAGTTTAACTTCTTTGTCGGGACTTACTGTAAACAAATACGGCATAAGTCCTGGTCCTTTTGCACCCATACCAATAACCATTGGCTTACTCAACTTATAGTAAGTTGCTGTTTCCTCTGTAAGTTTGGCTACTAATTCTTCTCCTGAAGTTAGTTTAAGTGTAATTACTTCGCCTACTGATACGCCTTTGTCAATTAACATATTATCCCTTTAATGTTTCAAAAAATGCTTCGTCTTTACCTGCTAGGCCCTGATAGCCACCAGGAAGGAGAACGCCATCCTTAAAAATTTGTGGAACACTACGCAAGCCTTGATCCATAAGGAACTCACGTGCATCTGGTTCATCTTCCATCATAATTGTTTTAAATGGAATACCTTTGCTTTCTAACAATGCTTTTGCTCTGTCACAAAACGGACAGTTTTGTTTTGAATATACTGTAATCATACTTCTCTCTTATAAATTTGGTAATGCGTCATAATCGATTGCATCGCTCATAACGCCAATAACGTAGTTAGTGCTTTCATTCTCTTGTAGAGCAGTTTGTTTTTTACTAGTATCGCTGTGCTTGTTAAACCAAGGAATAGGAGTTGTCTTAGGTGCAGGGTTAGTGTACTTAATGCCAATCTCCTTGAGTGCGTTATATGCGGTGTAATCTACAAAGTCTTTAAGAATGTTAGCGTTTAATCCAATCACTGGTCCTTTTTGGAACAAGTAGTCGGCCCATGCTTTTTCTTCACGTATTACATCCATATATAGCGCCAAGACTTCTGCTTCACACTCTGTCTTGATTCGAGCAAAGCGAGGATCTTCTTTGACTACTTGATTGATCAAATAGGCAGTC